TGTAACGAATGGCTTCGTTTACGGCGTTTTGTGCCTGTATTTGAATACCACGTGCTGTGGTAAAATTGGATGACGTAAGTTGCACCTCGTTCATTCTAGCTAAAACACTGTTTGTTAAACTTAAAAAAGTTGCCATACTACATCCATTAAGTTGGGGGCAGTTTCCCGCCCCCGGTTAATTTACGCTAATTGGTCTCTATCGACTTCATCAGCTAACTGCTTATGTTCTCCATTACAGTCGATAACACAAGCATACACTCGTAGTTTACCAAGAGTAACGTCTGCAGAACCTGCAATTAGTTTCACATCAATAGTGTCAGTTGCAGACTGAAATTGTGTGAATAGTGATGCGGCGCCTGTAGTAACATCGTTAGCTTGCCCGTTAGAGCCCTCAGCTAGGAAACCTGCTGAAGAAACGTCACCACCATCAATGATGTCATCACCTGCGGCAAAGTCAATGTCCACAGTTGGTGATGTACCATTAAAAGCAGTAAGCACTTCTGCTCCTGCAAATAGAACTAGCGTGCCTGCAGGGATTTCAAGAAGTTGAAAAACGTCCCCATCAGTACAAGAATAGTCAGTTATCTTAGAAATATCTAAGATAGCTTCAACCATTCTCATAGCCGTTCCATTTCGGTTAGCTTGTAATACAGCGATAGAGTTTGAATTTACACCTGCGGTTGCAGATGAGGTCATGTCAAAAGTTGCCATTTATCAATCCCCCCTTACGCTACGTTGTATTTAGCGGTTACAATCGCTTCAGGTCGAAGAATTTTTCTACCATAAAGGTGCATACCTCTGACAATATCAGCGAAAGAATCTGGGTCTCTATAAGACTCAGTCTTTGTGATTTGTGCAGCTGTAGCAATAGCAGAAGAGTGTCCTGCTACGATTACGCCAAAGTTTGAGTTTTGGTTTGCTGACCCTGATGTCCCAGGTCCTGTGCCTACAGCAGGTAGGTTGTTGGACATGTAGATATCAAAACCATGAAGCCTACCGACAGCTAAGCCAGCTCTCAGTCCACCTGACTCGCCGAAGTCTGCATTGAGAAGACGTGAGTCTTCATCCTTTAGAACTTCAACAAAAGTTGGATGTAGAACTAACCATCTACCATCTGTATCGACGAACTGTGTATCAAGCAGTCTGCCCATTCTTGCAATGACTTGCAATGGTGTAGCAGTAGCTGTAGCTTGAGCAGTTGCGCCCGGCATACGTGGTGCTAATGGGATTGAGTGGTCGCCAGCACTTGAAGTAGTGATGTTACCAAAGTCACCCTTTTTTAGCTTCATAGATGTAAGCAGTTCATCAGACCCTGCAGTTGATACAGCTTTTGACCCACTTACGGTGTCGTTAGCTGTGCCTGCTACAGCGTTGATTGTGCCTTGCTTGAAACCACTTAGATAACCAAGAACTTCTTGGTCGTGTTGGTCTCTGAGCCTATAGCCTGCTCGGTCAGATGCTAAAGATTCGAAATTGACATGGCTGTGAGCCTCTTCAATGTCGTCTACCTTAAAAGCAAAATAGTTTGCTTTATCAACGACAAGACTGAAGTCCTCGTCATCCAAGTCTTGTGGAGTAATCTGAGTGCCTCGTGCATACTCCTTAACGGTGATTTCCGGTTCCTTAATAATTTTAACCGTGTCACCATAGTTCGCAATCTCGCCGAAGTAGTCAGAGTTAGTTATTGACTCTACAACCGAGGTCTTGCGAAAAGCTTGCTGAACTTTTTGAGAGTAGATTACCGGGCTAAAATTGCCGTTTGGTAAACTACTGTGTCCAGCGGCGGTTTTAAATGCCATTGTTTTACCTCGTTAATATGATTTAAAGATTGTAGATTTTCGTACTATACAAGACCAGTTGATAAGGTGTCCTGACGGGGCTTACGCTCTGGGTAGTTTGAATTGGTGGAAAATCTATAACTTCGCTGTACTCAAAGTTTAGGATTTATAGTGTATCGTCTGCACAGCACTATTGGAGCGAGTAACCTTACGGGGTCGCTATTAATTACTATATTTTACCATAAAATAAAATAAAAGTAAATAAATTTTTATCTTGACACATCATAAATAAAATTGCCAGATTGTATAGCCTCTGCTATAGCCTTTTCGTTCTTCTCATATTCATGAGCTTTCATCTTGGCTACTTGTGATTCTCTCCATTGATTAGATTGAGAGCTTTTTGTTTTGGCTACGCTAGATGTATTCTTAGCTGTTACTAAAGAAGCCGCACCTTTATCAGATGTATCTTTCTTTGTGTCAGCTATTTTCATATCTACTTTGTACAAGTCTATAGCTCTTGCTGCAGACCTTGCATCAGTTTCATTCTCATACAGAGCTTTCTGCACCCATGAAGGCTGCCTTTCAACCCAACCATGAAACTCTTCATCATTTCTGATGTTCTCAAAGTCAGGGTGTAATTGCAAAAGCTGTGACTCTGCAGTCATTCTTTTTGCTTCTGCTTCTTTCTCTGCAATAGCTTTGAGCCTGTCTTCCATACCCTTGTCTAACTCAAGAGCTTTTTTAGTAGCAATAGTCTCTATAACCTTTGCTACATCGGGGTACTCTTTTGTCCATGCTGCAAGCTCATCGTCACTCTTAGGTAACTTTATAGCTTCTTTAGTGGCTGTAGATATCTGCCCCTCTAGCTCTCTAATTTTATCTTTGAGCTCTTGTTCCTTTTGCTGGGTGTGTCGCCGTAAATCACCATAACGTTTCTTAAACGTCTTCTCTTCAGGTGCAAGAGATTCAGTTTCGGCTTTGTCAGCCTCTGCATCTTTCTGCTCCTGCATTACGCTAGCACGTTCCTCTTCTAAACGCTTTAACTCTTCTTGTTCGTCAGTTCTGTCCTTTTTATACTTCATAGGCACAGCCTTGATATCTTGTTTTACTGCGGCAATCGCTTCACTCATTATAATCTCCTATACTAAATTTAGTCTTCACTGATAAATAGACCAGTGATGAAAAATTGGATTGTTCTTAGATAATATCTAAAAGCCAATCCAAATCCCTTCTTGACTCCTCTGCCATAAGCAACGAAGTCTTTGAACTCTTGGTAACGCTCATGTGCTTGACCTGCATCTATGTAACGCTGTCCTCTAGCTCTATAACCTCTTCTAAAAGCTTCGCCATACCATTTGTCATGATATGTCTTTGCACACCATATCTCTGCTTTAGCTTTCTCTAGTTTAGTAAAGCCTCCTGTAGATAAGCCATGTGTAGCTATGACGCATCCCTCAGTGGCTGTAGATGTACCTCCAAAGTCTCCTCTGTTTTGATTTGCGGAGTCTTCTGCTCGTCTCTCAGTCTCTTCTTGTCTAAAAGTATCGAATGCAGCAGCACGTCTTTCAGCATCCTCTCGTCTTCGTTGTTCTTCTTCTTGCTCTGCCCCACTTCTCTGTCCTGCCATTGGGTCAGGTAATTCAGACCTCATACGTTCAGCAGCTCTGATAGGATTCATGTCTTTAGCTAACTCAGCATCTCGTGCTTGTTTTAAGCTTTCATTATATACATCAGATGCTCGCTGTTTGTCTAATGCACGTATTTCTTCAGTGGTTTTACCAGCAGAGCCCCCAACACTGTCAGGACTTATCTTTGAGAGCGCCTCTCTAGTTTGCCTTTTAGCTTCTTCCGTTCGTTGTGGTCCTTGTAAGAAGTCATCAACAAATGTATTTTCTTTAAACACAACAGGTGCATTCATATCTTCTTTAGCCTGTGTTAAAGCTGCATCTCTTTTTGCAGCAAATTCAGTAGCTTTTTTTGCTGTGTCATCATCAAACTGTATCTTTTTAGCTTCAGCTAACTTCTGCACCAATTTTTGGTCATCGTCCGTATCTCCTAAAGAAGGCAAGTTTATTGTTTTCATAAGGGTGTCGTATTCTGCTTGAGAGCCAAACGCAAAGTTCTTTAATTTATCTGCGGCACTTTCTCTAATTTTTTTATCTTGGTATCCTGTAAAGGGCAGTATGTATCCTGCAGCAGTATCTACGGCACCACCAACTTTACCCATAATTCCTGGTCTTTCTGACATCGGCTGCCGCACATTTATGTAGCTATCAAAGTCAGATTGTTGAAAAGCTGTAGGTGCAGTCGGAGTTCTAGCAGATAAATCGGCTACATTTTTGTCAAAGCTCTCCATGTATTCTTGAGATGTTTGTTTTGGTTGAGCTGGTGTAAATCCTGCGCTACCTCCTCCTGAGACTCCTCCCACTCCTCCTGATGGAGCAGATGGCGTTTCTACACCCTCTGGTGGCTTTGTAAAATCCTCTTTTACTGATGTTTCATAACTACCTACGTTAGGCGCAACTAGCCCTACACCAGATGTTTGAGTAGGTGTTGGCTGTGTGTTAGGCTCGTAGCCTATTATGTTACCATCTTTATCTAATATTGGGCGTCCTAATGATAAAGGGTTTATTCCTGCAGTCGGTGCTGTAGATAAGCCTGCAAACTGTGCTGATGCAGCTGCAGGTGTTGAGCCAAGTGCTAGACCAGATTGTGCTGTCAACAGACCACCATCATTAGTCTTAGATGTCTTTTCATCTCCTACATACTCTATCTGCCCTGCATCTTCCATACTCTCCAAACCCATAAGTGCTTCTTGTCTCATATTCTCATATGTACCAAGACCATGATATCTGACCACGTTAGCAGGTACAACTAGCTCACCTTCACTCATCATTACGTGTTGGTCGTCAGCTACTTCTTTCTTTGTAGCTCCTATAGGCGGCTCACCTTTTTCTGCTTCCATAAGGTTTGGCTTAGCACCAATGCCTACAGTTATAGCTGTAACACCCTTTGCTGCTTGCATAACCGAGGGTTGTGTAGTTGGTAACACAGAGCCTTTCTGTTGTGATGCTTGTGTTATTTCTTTCATAGCCTCATCTCTAGGGTCAACTATAGGTCTAGCTAATCCTCTTTGCACTTTAGGTTTTTTAGTTTGTTTCCTACCTTTTGCAACTTTTGGACCACCCCCTGTTGGGTCATCCTGTGCCTTTGACATTGGCATAACACCTGTTTGTGCCATAAGAGCTCCTCCTTCTCTCTTAGTATAATCGTCTGTTGATTTCATTGGGTCTGGTTCTTTTACTAGTATCTTAGCGGCATCTCGTGGGTCAACGCCATATCTACTAACTAACTCAGACTGTCGCACTTCATAAGGTAACTCATTAAACTCATCACTTCTTAATCTTTCATAGGCATCTAAGCTATTTATAGGCAACTCTTCTACACCATAACGCTGTTTTAGCTTATCCTGTTTTACCTCTCTAGTGTCGTTGCTTCTCATAAGTAAAGCTACGTCTTTTGCAGCTTTTACAAACTCTTCTTCGTTAGGTACAGCTTCTCTTAGTATTCTTCCAAATTTATTATTTACAAGGTCAATTTTGGATTCTGGGTCGTTGTCTTCTCTCGCATCTATTCTTTTTCCTGCAAAACCCTTAAATAATCTTTTTTGTAGCGGGTCTTTTTCTCCCATACCATCAACAAGTCCGCCTAAAAGTATGTGCCTAAAAGTATCTTCTGTAGAGTCTGCCTCACCAAATTTATATTCGTTAGCAAACTTTACCGCTTCATCGTAAGCTCTTTCTATATTCCCCCCTATGCCTGCAACCTTAATCCCAAATCTCTGCGTTGCAGTGGTATCTTTATAGGCAGGATGTAGTGGACTATCCATAGGTATATTCTCTACATCACCCTCTTTCATTGTGTAGTCATCTGTGGATGCTGGTTTTATGCCGGGAGGACGCATATTTGGGTTTGGGACTAGGGGCTCAGTCATACTTATCCTTTGCTTTCTCTACTACTTCGTCTCGTATAGTTGTTAATCTTTTTATTTCTTTAATAGCACCTTGCATCTGACGAATCTCGTCAATATTAACAAGTTGCTCTAGTTGTCTATACAGAATTTGTACACGCTCTTTCGCATAAAATTCTAACAAGTCTGTGTTACTCTTTACATTTACAAGTTTAAGTAACTTCTTAGCTACTTCTTTCTTCATTGAGCTCCTCTAAGAAGGGCAGCTAGTTGTTGTGCTTCATCTCCACTAGGTTGCTCTGCAGGGTCTTTGGCTGCACTAAATCCTTGTTCGCCGGGTTGTGGTGCTGTGCCAACGCCTATGTTACCTCCACCTCCACCGGATGGGTCCATAGCTCCAAGAGGACCTGCCTGCTGTTGTTGCTGTGCGCCTCCTCCTGATGCCTTTATTATCTCGGCTTGTATCATAGCCTCACGTTCATCATTGATAAACTTCTCTGCATCCAAGTCCATAGCTTGAGCTAGTTCACGTAACACAACAGGCAGTTTTACGAAAGCTGCTAAATTTGGATTAGAGCTAATTTGTAATAACTGCAGTAATCGCTGTGACCTAACTTCATTCTTCATCAAGGATTCTGTGCCACGAGCTTTTACCTCTAAGTCACCCTTTGCCTCTGGGTCAAAATTAAATTGCATGTTAAAAGCATAGAATGCTTCACCTAATGGTTGTAATAAGTAATCATCAATATTCTTTACAACACTTTTTATACTTAGTTGGGCTGCCCCCATGAGCATAGAGATACCTGCCGCTGTTCGTCCTGTGCCCTGTACCCCTGTCTGTCCATGCGAGTATGAGGGAATGCCTGTTGCATCGTCGGCTATCTGACGTGCCTTATCAAACATCATCATGTTCTCTGAACTTACGTTAGGATATTTCGTGCCAAACAATGCCTGTCCCGGAGCACCTCCTTGTCTTCTAAATACCTTGCCGGGATAGACAGACAAGTCCTGACCCGGTACTAGGTTGGTTTCATCAATCTCAAAAACTAAGTTACCCGACAACACAGCATTGTCCACTGCCATTCTCATAAAGCCGTTCATTAAGCTTTGTGTATCTGACATGTTCTCTGCCAAACCTACCCCGAAGAAACTATAAGGATTGAGCTCATATGGAGCTGCAAAGTAAGGTATCCTCTTCGGTGTAAAAGGATTTATGACTAAACGTATAATCTTATCATGGCATACCCAACAGTTTACCTGTAGAGTATCCGCATCTGAAAGTTCTTGTGGTATCTCTAATCCAGCTTGCTCTGCTAATTTGCTGTCTATGTTACCCCAGAACTCTAACACTTCGTATCGGTCTATGTCGTATGAGTTTCTGTAATCTTCTAAGTCTGTTTCCCACCACTTACGTGTGTAATTTGTACCTGACTCTATGCACTCTTCTATTTTATCTTCTTTAAAGTATGGACGCTTCTTTAGTCCTCTTAAATCAGATGAGCTCATTCTATGACGTTGTATAACATACTCACACTCATCCATGTTCTTGCCATCAGAATCTGGATAAAAGTTCCATATAGATACATTCTCCACTCTAGGCACAGTCTTTAATACTGGGTCATAATCGCCATCTTCGTTCCAATTTGCATATTCTTTCTCTAATGCAAAGGGACCTTTTAATATACCTGTGCCAAACAAAGCCATCTCAAAAGCTGTACCACGCAAATGACGAGAAGCACTTGACTCTTCTAACTGGTCAAGTATCTTTTTTTCCATCCGCTTTGCAGCTTCTTTTGCAGGATTAAATGTTTGTGATGTGGGAGTTTTACCATAGCCTGACTTGAGCATACTCTCTACAGGCTCTAGTTTTTCTTGTAATGAGCCTAACTCTAGGCTATCCTGTGTTGCACCCGGCGGTAACTCTTTGCCGTCACCAGGGAAGCCAAACACGTTAGGTGCTTTCTTAAGCATCTGCTCTGGTGCTTTAGGGTCAAAGTTTACTGCTTCTTCTACACCCTCTGGTATTCTTGTAGAATCAACACCAAGAGGAAAGCGCTGTCCTGCAAACAAAACGTCTGTTATCTGTCCATAAGCAGCTAACACTTTTGTCTTTGTAACTTTTATAAATACTTGTGATTTTTCTGTATCGGTGAACTGTGTTTCGGGACCGTACAACCCTCTATATTGTCTATATGCGTTGAGCCATCGCTCTTCTTCATCACGTCTGCTGTCTTCTACATCAGTAAATTTTTGCACAACATAGTCAGCTAATTCGTCAGAACCTGATTTAGGCTCAAACATAAGTTCTTCTAAGGGTGTCTCTTCTGCCATATTAATATCCAAACCTTGAATCTGCAGGTTGCCACTGTGGTTCTAGCATTTTGGAGGGGTAGTCAAAAATAGACCTACTTACTGGTCTTGACATTATACCATACCTTAACGCATCATACAAGTGGTCTTCTGCTTTTGTGTTTACATCCTCTGGATTATTTCTATCCAAAGGCAGTGTTGGTAGTTGTGCTATGAGGTTTGTGCAGTTATCGAATATCTCTAAGCCTGCTCTATCTTTCTCCTCGTCTACCTTAAGACGTCTATGCACCTCGTTCTTACCTGCTACTCTGCTACCTCTACTTCTGTCTGAAGGGCGCCATCTGCAACCCTCAACAATCATCTGCTCTGCTAAACTAGGTCCTGTATCTCCTCGTTTGTGCCACAATGATGAGTCTAGTACGCCGTAGCTAATTGTCTCCTCTTCTTCCAACTGTAATATTATGTGTGCGAGTTCTTTTGCTGTCTTCTTGCTTACATAAAGCTCTCTATACACTATTAATGTTTCATCTACTGGGTCTACAGCGAACCATAGGACACCAGTATGGGAGGAATAACCATAGTCGCATGCTCTAAACTTACGCCAAGAATGAGGAATCTTGTAGCTTTTAGTTGTGTGGTACTTACGGTCAAACTCGCTAAATGCTGCACCTTCTGCAATATCCCATGAACCTTCAAGTAATTGTCTCCTTTGTACCTCTGGTAGCGATAATAACATCGCTTCGTAGTCACCTGCATTGTACAGATATGGATTATCTATTAGTTTTGCAGGGATGAATCTTCTTTGGAAGAGCGGTTCGCCTGCCCTAGAGTGTGCTGCAGGGTATCTAAGCGTTTCACCACTGTTAATATCTGTTGCCCAAAAAGCTGAGTTATGTACAGCAGGGTCAATAAACATTTTCTTAACCCATTGATGCCCCGGTCCACCGGGGTTGGTAGTAGCTCGCATATGAACAGGAAGATTTGGGTCAACCGTCCTAAGACGAGAACGTAGATAATCCCAAGCATAAGGAGTAGAATATTGAGTAAGTTCGTCAACCCCGATGTAAGTAAATGCTTGACCTTGATAACGTAGTACATCTTTATCCTGTTCTAGGTAAGTCATCCATATTCTAGCCCCTGATGGGAACGTCCACTGACTCTTCTTCTCTAACCATTTGACGCCCGGAAATGCTTTAGGGAATAACTCGTGACTCTTGTGTATAATCTCTCTTAGTTCGTCGTTTGTGCGTCTTAATATAAGAGCATTAAAGTTTTGATTGTTACAATATCGCAATGGGTCAACAATCAAACTAAAAGTTTTGCCACCTCCTGCTGCCCCTCCGTATAATACTTCTCGTTCTGATGCAGCTAAGA